ATATTCATCGCTAAATTTTATAATGAATACTGTTTCTCCGGGTATTGGGTAGGTAAAATTATTTTTATCAAATGGAAAAGCATAGTTTTCTAATTTATAACCTTCATCTCTATCAAATTCAATTGCTCCCAAAAACCTTGCATCTTTAGAATCAAATGATTTATTTTGATTATAAATTTTTACATAATCACTTTCTTTTTTAAGGTCTAAAAAATCTTTTTGGTCGATATAAACCTTTCTTACTCTTGCTAAAAAAGTTTCAAAGGTGGATTGTTTGGACATTTATAATTTTGTTTTTATTTCTTCTATTTCTATTTGTATATCTTCTAATTTCTCTTTTGCTTTTTCTTCTACTTGATTAATAGTATCTTCCATATCGGCAAGTAGTTGTGCTTTTTCGGCTTCACTCAACCATCCATCATCACCAACTCCTTTGGCTTCGGCAGCGGCAAGACGTTGAGCAATAGTTGCCAGTTTAACAAGATGTTCATCATTTTTAACCGATACTTCTATAAGGTCTTTAATAATCGGAGCAATAACGGTAGCTTCACCTACATTTCGTATAAGTTTTTTCAAAGATTCTATTAGTTCAGAAATGTTTTTCTTTTTATTTTGCTGATTGTTATAGATGTCTTTGAATAGTGATGATAAATTTTTTCCATCAAATAATTGAAAATCGGTACTCATAAAGTATGGTATTTATATATAATTATAAAATTAAGGAGTTTTATATTTTTATATCACCCGTACTATCAAACTCCGAATATAACTGCATCTGCTTATCCTTCATTTTATTTACTATCTTTGTTATGTAGTGCGTTGGATAACCGGTCATTTCTCTTATGAGTAAATACAATCCCTTTTTATTAAAGTTTTCAATATACTCTGCTCTCCGGAATAATTCTAATAAAGCATCTGCTATTTGTAGGTCACGCTTTTTTACAAAAAAACTTTCTAAATGAACATCCCAATATTGGAGCATTAACCTATTGAATATTCTAAAATCACGATTATATACTTCTTCATTAAAATTATTCTCTTTATCCCAAGATTCTGGCATATTTGACATAATATCGATATCTTTATACCTCTTATAATTACTATTATTGTTTAGTATCAAATAATTTCGGGCAACAATAGTAAAATAGCTAAACGCTTTTCCTTTATTTTGGTCGTTATACATATGAATCTTTTGAATCATAAATGCAACAACTTCCGCCATTACATCCTGCGGATTATCATCAAAATAAGTAAATTTCCATTTGTTATAGACAATCTCTGCTAATTTTTCAAATGGTCGTTGGATATGGTCTTTGTAAATTTTATCTTTTGTTAATTTATCCGTAGTGTTGTTATACAATAGGATAGCATCTTCTGTTTCTTGGGTAAAGTATCTTTTTTCTAATTTTTTTTTTGGCATATTATCGGTTTTTAAATCTGATTATTGTTTCTTTTATTAGTTCAAATAAAGAACCAACGTCATCATCCTTCTCAAACATTTGGCGATTATCTATACGCCTTAATGCCTCCAGTAATGCTTCGTTTCTTTTTAATTCATCTTCAATGAATTTATCGTTTTCTTCAATAATTTCTTCATGTCGTTCTAATTTTTTAAGCATATTGAATGTAGAAAACAATAGAGCTACATTTATAATAATTGATATAATTAAACTTATTACCATAATTAAACTATTTCATATCCTTGTAAAAAATAATCGTTTGCACGCTTATATTTGATTTCAACTAATTCACCTTTTGGTGATTTCATAATTACTTTATCGTTTCTTCCCCATTTCTCATTTTTAATGATAGTTGTGGAATAAGCTCTATCACGAATAGTAATACCATCCAAGTGGTCAATTTCATGTTGAACCACAACGGTCTGCATAGTTTCTTTTGATACGGAATCTTTATCCCCATCGGGGTTTATTTCAAACGTCAATTCACCAAGATTATCAGTTTGTACAACAACCTTTGTTGACCTAATTGTTTTCAGAGGTTGTTTGACTGTTTTGGGAATAGAAAGACATCCTTCATAAAAAATAAACCCTTCATCACTACGTTGCGTTATTTGCGGATTGATTAGTAATAGTTCATCGCCATCAATATTGATAAAGCATGCACGTTTTTTTATACCAAGTTGATTGGCGGCTATGCCCAATCCACCAAATTTATCAAGTGCTTCGGATAATGTTTGCCGTATTGAGTCAATTTCTTCGGTAGTAAATTCCGATTTTTCCACTCGAGATTTTAAGTATTCTCTAAATTCAGGATTAACTAATCCATTGTTTTTTTGGTCTGTAATCAATTTCATAAATTGTTTTTATAAAAGTTCTAATTGTTTTTTCTTTTTGCTAACCGGTTGTTTAACCGTATATTTTTGAGTTTTATTCCTAATCCGTAATATAGCAAGTTCTTTTGCTTTTGCTTCAACCTCAATATCAATATCAACACCATAAGTTTCAGGCAGTTGATTAATGTAATCGGCATGGGCCTGTGGTTTAATTTTGGCGTTATTTTCGTGTAAGGCTTTTGATTCGGAATAATGTGTTAATTGAGTTATACCTTTTGGCCAAGTCGTACCGGCGAGTTTAAGGGCGGCTTCCTCACTCAAATCACCTGTACAAAATTGGTGATGGTGATAATCAAATACAATCGGAATACCGATTCGATTATGAATGTACATCAAATCCTTAACGGAATACATTGAAGCCTTATCATCATTTTCAATTGTAAGCCGCTTTTTAACCGATTCTGACAACTTTCCGAAATTATCACAAAACCTATCCATTGCGGACTTTTTATCTCCATAAACACCATTACAATGAATATTAATGGCATTGTATGGAGTTTTTGATAAACCCATCATATCAAATATTTTACCATGCAATTCCAAATCACATATTGCATTGTAAACTACATTTTCTTTTGGAGATGTCAATACAACAAAGGGGCCAGGATGGGAAGTTATACGCATTCCGTTTTCTTTTGCGTAATTACCTGCTTCTTTTAGTGCTGCTTTAATAGCTTTGTAATCTTTAAGAGTCGTTAGGTCCAATTTATCACCCCACGGTACTAATGCTGAAGATAGACGAAACAAATTAATTCCATTTTCTTTGTTCCATTTAAGAATTTTGATGATATCCTGTGCATTTAGAAGGGTCAATTCGGAAACATAGTCCAATCCCCTTGCATCAAATGTTTTTTTAATCATCGATCGATTTGTAGTGACTTTTTTACCCAAAGTCATATTGATACATGCGTAGCCTAAATTCATATATTTGTTTTTATACCGTAATATACGAAAAATAATTGAATTTATCAAATTTATTAAGAGTATGTATAACCGCCAGTATTTGGGTCGTATTTTGCAACCTGTCGTTTTGGCTGTTCTTGCTGAATTTCCGGAATATCCGTATTTTCCGAATTATTTTCCACTATAACCTGGTTTTCCTCCGTTTTTGATGAGAATTTTCCACTGTAATCTGGTTTTTGGAAAATATTTTCCACTATAATTGGGTCTTTTTCCTCTAATGGTGTTTTTTCACCATATATCTCGTATGTCTTATTATCTTTTTTTGTATTATTTTTATTACTTTTGGAAATTAAGCCATTAAACGCTATCACTAAAGCAATAGCTAATGGATCGAACACACATACTATCAAAATTATGAAAAATCGAACAACTGAATTGAGCGGTAACCCAAAAGATTCGGCAACAAATCGAAATCCACCAACTTCTCGTTCAATCCCTATATTTTCTGTACGAATTTCGTTAATTTTCTCATTATATCTAACAACACTGTCCTGTAAAACGGATAATCGGTCTTGTAATTTTGCTATTTGAGCATCTCTCTTGTCAACTGAACGTAAAATTCCTTTATTTATTTCAGTACCGCTTATTATTCTACCTTGATTTTGGTTATATTCGCTTATTTGTTTTGTAACCTGTTGTATTTGAGAGGAATCTTGTGATATTTTTGCTTTCCATAGGGAAATTTCTCTATCTACTTGCTGTAATTTTATATTTTGTTGTTGAAAGGCGTTTGATAAATAACCAAAAATACCGGCGGAAGTTATTAACATCAATATTCCGACCGATATAGTTAGGTAAACCTTATTAAATCCTCGTATTGTAGACCAGGTCTGCTTTAGATATGTAGCAGTAACCAATTTGGCGAACTCTAATGAGCCGGCCATTATCATAACAGCGACCGATGCACCACTAAAAAGCACACCAAGGCCGGTCACAGAGAAGTAAGCTGCGCAACCGGCTATGATTATAGCGGACAATCCCACTAAATATTTAAGCCAATTCATTAGTCACGTTCAATAGACACTAAATCTTCTATTTGCTCTCTGATTTTTTTAGTTTGGTTAATGAGTCCGCTTACATCTTCTTGCGACATGCGCATAGAACCATTTGACACATTCTCAATCAACCTCAATTTACCATCGAGAGCTTGTAATAATTCTAAAACTTTTTGTTTGTAAACCATATAAATATATATTTTTAAAATAAAAAAATGGTGAAAGTCACCCTTCACCATTAATTTATGTAAAATAACCGATTAAGCAAAATTAAAATTTAATTGAAAGCCGTTTTGGTTTTTGTTCTTCTTTTTTATCAACTGTAATTAAAAGAAGCCCATTTTTAATTTCGGCGTTTGCAGTAGTACCATCGTACTCTTTTGTAAGAGATATTGTTTCTTCTATATCTACAATAAATTGAGATGCTGCTGATTTATTTTCTTTATCTTTTTTAGCCCGTACATTAATCTTACTTTCGGTCAATGTTACCTCAATATCTTTGGGGTCATGTCCGATTACCGAAAAGGCTAAGTCAAGTTTATCATCTTGCAAATCCACTGCCAGTTTGGATGGTGTGTAAGAATACTTACTGTTATCGTAGGAGTAGTAAGGCTTAAAAAAATCGTTAAATAGTTTGTCAAATTCATTTGTTGTTAGCATAATATAAATTTTTTGGTTAAATAATATCCTTATTGTTCAATAACCATACCATTCAAAAAAATCTGACAAATTTACATTATCTTTAGAAATTTTGTCTTAAATAGAATTGTTTTGAGACTCAACTACAGTACTCATATGGTCAGCCCAATGCATTACGTGTGGTAAATTAAATTTCATAGATTTTGTATTATCAAATACTTTTAAATATTTAACATTATCTTCATCGTACATTCCATCGGTAAGTTTAATAGCAAAATATTCTTTTTCAGAAATCCTTATACTATAATCCTGTAAAGTGAAAAATGTTCTATCAGTTAGGGTCATATAAACATTATCAGGATTCTTTTTATAAAAATCACCACGATTTTTTACATGCCAATCGGAATCATTTGGAATGTAGTGTATGTTACCTTTTGTACCCAATTTGCCTAGGTCATGATGAAGTGCAGAAAATATTAATTCATCATCGGTAAAATCCGGAGTACCACCCATATCAATAAACATTTGTTTTACTTTTAATCCGTTTTTACAAACATTGAAAATGTGGTCAATATAACCACCAGGATAACAATTATGATAACCACCATTACCACTAGCAGGAGATATAATCAAATTATTTCCTAATTCGGATTCGGAATACATATGGAGTAATCGTTCAAGTCGTTCGCCTGTAAAATACTTTTTTACGATTTGTAAAAATTTCTCATAATTTTGTCTTAATTCCTTTTCAGTTTTTTGTTTCATAATTTTTAAAGTTTATAAAACAATATACGAATAATATTTGAAATTACAAAAACAAAAAACCCAGCGAAATGGCTGGGTTTATTTGCAGGTATCGGAGGCGTTTTACATTTTTACAATTCTAATACTTTTGGATGCATCGCCTTGTAAAACATTTACAAAGTATATGCCCGGCATCAAAGATGCTCCAAACATATATCGGTTACGAGGTGCAACTACTGCTTGCGATTTTAATTCACCATGCACATCATAAACCAAAACCGTCACATTTTTGTTTGAATTACTTGATACTTTTAATTCAAATCCCGTTTGTGATGGATTGGGATATGCTACTGCAGACATTGTAGTGGTTTGTGTTTCAGTAGGTAGAGTTGCATTTATTCTTACTGCATTACCCGGAGATACCACTTGACCAATCGTTATAATTGGTTGTACAGGTTGTGCATTACCTAACACCACATTTGCATTAGCGGTACAACCATTGGCATCACTAATGGTGAAGGTATATGTACCCGCCGTTCTAGTGAAAGTGCCTGTACCTGTATAAGGTGCTACACCGCCCGTTGCAGTTACTGTGATAGTAGATGTACCATCAACGCACGTTATAGGTGTTGCGGTTATGTTAGCTACTAACTGTTCGGGTTCAGTAACTGTAATTGAAGCGGATGCCATAACTCCGGTGACATCCATAATAGTAAACGTCCAAGTACCAGCGGTACGAGTCATAGTACCAGTACCACAATAAGGAGCGGTTCCACCACTTGCGGCCACATTAATTGAAGCCAATCCACCCCTACATTTAATAGCACCGACTTGTGTAACTAATATTTGTAAAGAAGTGCCAGCCGTATCAGGACCAGCACTTCTTCCATTTGAATTTTTGTGATTAGGATTTCCAAAAAGGAATTGTCCTATAATCACAAATACAGAAAACAAAAGTACTTTTTTCATAATGTTATTTTTTTAAATGTTTACAATCCGTAACAATCAAAAAAATAACCTAATTGAACAATTTACCTACTAATTATTGGTTGTACAATTTGCGGTTCGGATATTTGTACCGTCACCGTTATTTTACACCCATTGGTATCAAGTACATCAAATGTATGTGTACCGGCCACTCGTGTGAAAGTGCCCGTTCCTGTGTACGGAGGAGTTCCACCTGTTGCCGAAATAGTAACTGTGGAACTTCCACCAACACAATTAATTGAAGTCGCATTTGCGGTTACAATTAAAGCGGGCGGGTCTGTTAGTGTAACTACCGATGTTGTAGTAACCCCTGCTGCATCAGTAACTGTAAATGTATGGCTGCCGGCCGGCCTAACAAATGTACCTGTACCCGTATATGGAGGTGTACCGCCAGTTGCGGTTACCGTAATTGTAGTTGTTCCACCACCACATAGAATTGCTGGAGCAAGTGCGGTAGATGATAGTGGTATGGTAGGTGCTACGATTGTAATTGCCGGAGATACATAGCGAGTATTTCCAGGTCCGCATCCACCACTATTATTTGCAAACCAACAAGCCCTTTCGTTTACTACATCTATGGTAAGATTGTTAGTTCCAAGCACTAATGCGGTTGAATAAACAGGAACTACATTGTTTACGTTACCTGTTCCGCTTGCAGATTGTGTTGCGTTTGCTGCCTTTATAGAAAGAGTATAAGTACGAGTTTCTCCAGGTGCACAAGGATGGGCATCGGTACGACTATGATAATCGGACCAACCATTCCATTTGATACCAACATTAATATCACGAGTAGTACCCGAACCATCTGTCCAAGTTGCACTACCTGTATTTTGAATAGTCACCAGAACATTACGTGTTTCGTTCTGGGCCCAATTAGTAGAACCAAAATTAACAGATAATATTTTAGCTTGGTAAGCTGGAGCTGTAACCGGAGCAATTGTAATACTTTTTGTGATTGTAGTAGAACAAGCATCACGTATTGTGATTGTATAAGTTCCTGCTACTGCACCACTAAATGTATTTGTACCTTGAAATACTCCTGTACCTAACTGATATTGATATGGAGCGGTACCACCTGTTGGTACAGGTTGAGTAATTGTAGTTGTACCACCTACAGTTGTAATAGCCGGTGCAGTTGGATTACCTGCAGTTAATGCATCGGGTTGAGTAATTGTTACCGATGCACTACCACTTAAACCATTTGCATCAGTAACGGTGAATGTATATGTGCCTGCGGTGCGAGTGAATGTACCTGTACCCGTATAAGGAGCAGTGCCGCCAGTTGCAGCTACCGTTACAGTCGAACTACCACCGTTACACGTAATTGTAGTTGCCGTTGCAGTAACAACGGGAGCATTTCCACTCGGGGCACTACCGTTAGGAAAAAATATGTTGGCATAATAAGCAGGAATAACTGCTGAATTATTATAAACAACACCTTTAAAATCTTTCTTACTTAAACCAGGGAATGAATACACTCTGGGTGTACCTGTTTCGTTATATTGAAAATCAGCAGTTCCTGTTGGAAAAGCAGCATCATTTGCTGATTGAAGACTAGCGGTTCTCCAAGCTGGTAGATTAAGTCCTCCTGAATTGGCTGAATAACTGCCATATTTGAAAGGAAAGAAAGATTCCATTACATAG